AACCATAGTTCCAGCCGTAACCTCAGCCAACAACTGGTCAATCTGGTCCGCCGTGTACACCTTCTCCCCATCAAGGTGAATCGTCGTCTCACGACGAATCTGGTCCCGAACACCCGCATTCGCGTACTTCGAATCCAGCTTCCAATTCACACCAGCAGCTTCAGCCGCGTCACGATTAGCCTTAGCCGCAGCCAAATACTCACCGCGTAGCTCCTCGTTACCCTCGGCCCACGCCTGCGAGGACTGCTCTAACGACTTAATCGTGTAGTCCAGTCCCTTGAGCGTGTGCTCCAACGGGGTGGTTTTCTCGTACAGGTCAATCTCGGCGGTGAAGTCTTCAACCTTGCGGGCTAAATCGTCCCGCTGGTCTCGGGCATCATATACCGGTTTCAGGGACTCGTTAATCTTGAGTGCTGTTTCTGCCTGCGCAAGCTCCGGCAACTGGGCGCGAAGAACCGCCGTCGGGTCTCCACCGCGGTAAGCAGCACGCCCCATCAGCTTCAACACGCGGTCAAGGTTTCCACGGTCAATATTGACCCCAGTTTCCGCAAGAACCGCGTTAAGCGCCTGCTGCAGCGAATTGTACTGCGCCTTCTGGCCACGGTACTCATTCGCATAACTACCTCGAGCACCCAACTTGGCGCCCCAACGGCCCAGAGTGTTCTTGTCCATGGCCTGCTTGACCTCAGCCATCTCAGCCATGAGCTTCGCCACCTGGGCCGTACCAGTAGCATCAACCAGGTCAACGCCGGCGACCTTCGCGGACATGCGAATCAGCCGCTCCTGCGCCTTCAACAGGTCCTGCTGGTTACGCACGTTCTCACGCTGCGCCTCAGCCAGGGCAGCTTCTGCCTTAATCTGTTCGAGTCGGGCAGAAACCTCACCCTTCAACGCTTCAGCACGCGCCTTCTCGTACGTAAACAGCGCAGAAATAGCCGCATCGGACCATTCCTGCAGCACTCCCTGAGCCTCTAAGGCCTGGTAAGCCATGTAGGAGTCCCAGTCCTCGTGCAGCCCCATCATCTTCACCTGGGCGATGGTGGCGCCGCGCTTAATCTCCGCATCTAGGGCAAGGCGAGCCTCCGCCACCTTTAGTGCCCCTTCTGCTTCTGCGATGTAGCGGTCGTGCTGCGCCAGCATGAGGTTGTACTCGGCTTCACGCTGCGCATTCGCGCCACGAATCAACGCCTGCTGCAAAGTAGTGACCTTGCCTTGCAGGTCAACTATCAGCTTCGCGTAATCCGCAATAATGGACCACCCGTCAGCCAAGGCCTTAAGTGCGTCTAGGCGGGCCTTGCGAATCTTGGCGATAAGGTCCTCAATCGCACCCACAATCGCCTTGATAATCCCAATGCCCACCTTGAGCATGTCCATAGCCATGCCCAGGGTGATACCCGCCGGGCCAGCAAAACCAGCCAACTGCAATAGTTGACCAGTAACCTGACCCAGACCAGCGTTGACCGCCTGGGCCGGGGCACCCATGCCAATCAACTGGTTAGCCAGCTGCTTGGCTTGCGGAATCATGCCCTTAATCTGGCCCTGGGACAACAACACAACATTGTCCAGGTCCATGGCCTGCTTCTTACGGGCATCCGCCAGCTCCTGCTCCGCCTTAGAAACAGCCTCGTTAGCCTTAGTGACTTCTTCGGCGTGCTTCTTGGCGTTCTCCTCGGAGTTCTTGTCCACCTCCTCACGAACATCCTTGAGCTTCTTTTCCGCTTCGGTGACCTTGTCCGCAGCCTTAGCACGGTCATCGTCCGACTCCGCTTTAGCCTTTTCAGCCTTAGCATCGTCCAACGCTTTTTGTGCCTCGTCGATTTTCTTCTGGTCATCTTCGGAAACACCTTCGGGCATGTCGTTCAAATCAGCGACAGCCTTACGGGCGTCCTCCAATGCCTTTTCTTTCTCGACAATGGCGTCAAGGTTCTTGGCGGCGCGGGCTCGAGACTCCCAGAGGGTGTCCTCACCATCAAGCACCGTCTTGACGATGTCAGAACCAGGCAAGTCCAACCCAAGGTCAAGAACGCGGCGCGCACCTTGGCGGGCGTTAATACCTTCAATGCTGTTGTAATCACCGGCCTTTGCCAACCATGCTTGCGCATCATCAACAGCGCGGGCAATCACTTCAGTTTGTCCCTTAATGGCTGGAACAAGGTCACCTAGAGAACGGATCATGTCCGACAGGCTCGACCACTGCGACGCGGTAAACACCGGCTCCGGCTTGCCCGACAGATTCTGAGCAAACCCACCATGCGGCAACCAACCACCCTGGTCATAGAGCTTCGACAATTCAACAATTCCGCCACTAGCGTAGCCACCAGCACGGTCATAAGCCGCAGGGAGCGAACCATACTGACGGACCGCGTAGTTCATCGACGCACGCAGGTTAGCCTCCGGGTCCCAAATATCGTCATAGCCCGGGTCCTTGTTCGCCTGGAAAGTCGGGTCAATGACCTGCATCAGGCCCTTAGACGGGGTGCCAGCCACGGCATTGGAGTCCCAATCGTTAATGGCACGCGGGTTACCGCCGGATTCCTGGTTCATGCGACGCAGCACAGTGTCAGCCAAAGACACAGGGTAACCCTTGTCCTTGAGGACAGCCTCCACCATTCCGCGCCACTGCTCAACACCAGCAGAAACGCCGCCCTGGACAGCTCCCATCTCTGATGCTTTACCGGAGACGAACTCCCACGCAGCCGTGGACAACTTCTTCAAAATAGCGCCAGGAAGTTTACCCCACTCGCCAAACTTGTCAGCGCCGGGGAACTCGCCAATCTTTTCCATGGCTTTATCCCATAGAGACTTAACCATGTTGATAGGATTCCAGCCGCCACCTTCGCCGGGCACATCGTCTAGGACTAGTTCCTTGCCCTCAAACCTAATGGGGGTGCGGGTTGCCCAGTGGACGTGGTTGGTGTGACCAGCGTTAGTGCCTGGGCCATAATCCAGCGGCGCGCCATTCTTCAGGTTCTGCCACCCGTCGAGCGGATAGTGGATCAGCTCAGCAGAATTGTGGAAGTTCTTAAAAATAGCACGCGCCAGAGCCTTCGACTCTGCGGACGGCATCTGCGTCGCATAGGTCGCTGGGTTCTGCCAGTCAGTCGCGCCCTGAACCGAGTAGTCGTGGAAAGACCCCGGCTCACTACGAGAAGCAGAGGTCAGATTAAACACGCCTGGGAAGAACTTGGCCACGAACGCGGCCTGGGACTGCTGCACTGCGGAAAGTGGCCCCGCCAGGTTAGTAAAGCCACCACCGGCGAAATTACCCAAATCAATAATTCCGCCGGTGGCGAAGTGGGAGTGCTTCAGTCGGTCCCTAACACCAGCTGCACCACCCTGCCGGGCGGCACTGTTGATGTTATCCACCCAGTCCTTACCCAGAGCGCGTGTAGCCTCCGGGCGGAGAATCGCTTCACCACCGGATAGGCCAATGCGCATACCAGTGCGTGGTTCCACGAAGGTGTAGGGGTCACGGCCAGGCGTATATCCGGGCAGAATACCACCGGTTGCGAACTTAATCTCCTGCAACTTGTCCAGGCCAACGAGACCGGCAACAGCGTTCCATGCCTTACGGATACCGCCGTTGTAGACCACATCCACAACGAACTGCACCGGCGCCTTGGTCTTACCTTTAATCTCGTCCCAAATCCGGCCAATGTTATCCACCGTGGAACGGAACCAGCCCTTGAGCACGTCCAGGCCACGCTTAAACGGCCCAAAGACATTCTCATCCACCCACACCCAGCCGGCATGCAGGCGGTCAGACATCCATTGCCACTTGTCAGCAATCCAACCAGCAACAGACAAGACAGCTTCCCAAATACGGTGGAAGCCACGAATCTGACGTTGAATGACGTTCTCGTTCAGCCAGTTCCAGATGTTTAGCAGAACTCCGTAGAGCCAGTTCCACTTGTCGGCAATCCACCCGGCAACCGCGGATACCGCATCCCAGATGGCGTGGAATCCGTCAATGACGTTCTGGATGACATTGTCATAAATCCAGCCCCACACTGTAGATAGAGTTGCGGACAACCAGTTCCACTTATCGACAATCCAATCAATCACGGACTGAATTGCCGGCCACAAGGTGTTCTGGAAGAAGTCGACCATGGGGTTTAGGACGTTGTCCCGAATCCAGCCCCATACCTCGGTGAATTTGTCCGATAGCCACTGCCAAGCGTCACCAATCCACTGGAACACGCTCTGCAGCGCGGGCCACAGGGTATTCATGGCGAAGTCCGATAGTGCCTGCCACACCGGCTGGATAACGTTCTCCCACGCCCACTGAATAGCAGACGAAAGCAGATTCCAGGCGATAAGCAGCGGCGTCAGAATAATGGTGGCGATAACACCAATCGTGATTTTCGCCAGCTCCAAAATCCCGTTAAACACCGGCTGAATAACGTTCTCCCAAGCCCAAGACAAACCGTCCCACAAGGCAGTGAAGGCATCGCCGACGAAGCCCAAAATGGCTTCAACAACAGGCCAGAAATTCTCCTGCAGGAACGTCAAGAACGTGCCAATCCACTCCAACACGGTAGTGAATACAGCCGTGACTTTCTCGGCCAGCCAGGTGAAGGCAGAAACGACAACGTCAATGATGAACGCGGCAACCTGACCCAAAATCTCAATAAACGGGCCGAGGATATTTTCCATGAGCCATGCGAACTTGTCCGCAACCCACGCAAGAACCTCAGCCACAATCTTCAGCGCCTCAACCAGTAGGAACACGGCCCCGACGACAACGCCGCCAATGACCGCACCCACAACCTTCAAAATAGGCAGCAGGAGCTTAGCGAAGAACTCGCCAATTGGCTTTACCGCCTCCCACAGAGACTGGAAGGCCTTCCACAAAGACTGGATTACAGAAACTAGCGACTCAAACAAGGAAACAGCAACGCTGCCCAGTGCAGAGCCAAGGGACTCACCTACCGACTTCAGTGAATCCCACAGGGACTTGAAAATATCCCCCAAGGAGGACACCACATCACGCATAGTCCCGGCCATGAACTGAACCACGGGCTGCAGCATAGCGGCCAGCTGGTCACGCTTTTCCTGCAGGAAACCCCACAGGCCCTGCACAGCTTCGCGGACGTCGAATAGGAAGCCGACCACACCCGAGTCCTCTTCCAGACCGAATGGCAAGCCGGTGTAGTCGCCCTTGAAAAGGATGTCCCAAACGCCGGACGCTAGGTCAGGCAACTTGGATAGTGCGTCTCCCACTTCGTGGAGCTTGCCTACTATCCATTCAGCCTTATCCGCGCCCACGATTCGGGCTATGCCAACGTAGCCGTCATCGCCACCCTTGAAAGCGGAAACCATTTCACCCCAGGCGGACACGACGGTGCTCTTGACGTAGGACACCTTATCCATCAGCCCAGTGAAGGCATCGCGCACACGGAAGATGTAGTCCACCGCGGCGGAGTCTTCATCCCAGCCGAAGGCATCCTTGAGGACCGACGTGTAGTCGCGGTTTACAAACAGGTCCCATAGTCCGTTCCAGGCGTCACTGAACAAGCTGAAAAAGCCACCGATCTTATCGGCCAGCCAATCCCAACCAGTAGCGAACACGCCAGAAATCCAGTCCCAGCCGTCTTTCAGCGCGCCTACGAATTTATCCCACAGGTCACGACCGAGTTCAGTCTTAGCGAAGAAAGCCCACAACGCAGCACCAGCCGCAGCCACTGCAGCAACAATGGCGACAATCGGGGCTAAAGCCGTAGCAGCAGTCGCAGCCAACCCAAGCATGGACGTTTCAGCAGCCGCCGCCGCAGCAGACCACGCCGTAAAAATAGGCGCAATTGTCGCCGCCCCAACAACAGCCGCAGACAACGTACCAACAGCCCCAGCAACAGCAAGGAAAATAGCCGGGTGCTCTCCTACAACTTTCGCCACATTAGCGGCCTTATCAGCGAACTCCGCCATTAGCGGCAGCAGTGCCGTACCAATAGCTTCCTTAGCGTCGTTGTATTTTGCGGTCGCAACCTGCTGCTTATGCGCAGCGGTGTCCGTTTCACGAGCAAACTGTCCCTGAGCACTAGCGGTCTGCTCGGTCAGCAGCTTCAACAGAGTCTGGGCCTTAGCCTGCTTCTCCGCCTCACCTGTCAGACCGTCCAAACCATCAGCAGCCATGCGGGCGTTAATGTCCGCCTGCTTAATCGAGACACCATAGCGCTCAATAGGGTCCGTCTCACCACGTAGAAGCGAAGACACAGCCTCAACCGCTTCCTTGGTTGAGCCACCAAAAGTTGCCGCCAAGTCGGCTGCTACCTCCACAAGGTTCTCGGACTTGTCCGCAACCTCGTCCATGGGCATACCCATGTTCTTCAACATCGCGCCCATATTCGCCGCCAGCTCACGATACTCACGGCCCGAGACGCCAACCTCATCCGCTGCGCGTTTAGAATTATCAATAATGCCCTGCGCATGGTCGGCAAAAATGGATTCAACCGCGCCATACGATTGCTCCGCCTCGGAGGCGTACTCCATCGACTGCTTAGCAATCAGGCTAATACCACCCAACGCGGCGGAGGCATGGAACTTATACTTCTGCGCGAACTCACCAAACTTCACGGCGCCATTCTTCGCAGAATCCGCCATCGACTGAATACGGTCCTTAGCGCTACCAAAAGCACCGCCGGACTTCTCCAATTCACGATTCAGGTCAGACTGCGAATCCTGCAGCTTCGCCAAAGTGGAGTTCAGGTCATCAAGCTGGTCCTTGTGCTTTTGCTCAGCAACACGGACGTCAATTTCAGCCTGCTCTAGTTTCTCAGTCTCGCCAATAACGCGGGCCTTGGCTTCCTTGACCTTAGCCAGCTCAGCAATACCCTTGTCACCCTTTTCTAAAGCGGCTTGGTATTTGTCTTCAGCGTCCTGAAGTTTCAGAGTAGCGGCTTCCAGCTTTTCCTTCTGTGCCGCCTGCTTGGATGCTGACTTCTCATAAGCACGGTCCAGGTCCTGCAGCTTAGAAGAGGAGGCCTTAACCTGGCGCTCAAGGTTCTCCACCGCCGATTCCATACCTTCAGACATGGCTTTACCGGCGCGCTCACCAGAAGCCTTAGCCGGCTTCTCCAAACGCTCGGCAAACTCCTTAGACATGCCGCGGAAAGTTGGAATAACCGGGACTGATACGAAACCAGCAGCCATATTAAAAACCTCTCATCCCCCACCAACTAAGTGGGATTTAACTCCTCAAGCATGCGCAAAGATTCCGCCTGCGACGACTTAAACGAACGACCAGAACCATCCGACAACACACGACGCCGGTCCTGCCCCATACGCTCACGCTTCTCGGCAGCGATACGCGCCTGCTCCGCCTCCTGCTCCAAATCAGTAGGAGACTTCAAAAACGGGTGCTCAAAGCCCTTATCCATCTGACTCGACTGGAACAAAGCCACAGCCAACGCAGCCTTATCCGCCGGCTTAATATCCATGCGCTTAGCCCCAACGCGAGACTCCGGCCGGTCCAGCAAGTCCTGATACAAGGCCACAACCCGGCGGGTAGATAGTGGGCCTTCGGGGTCCAGCCAATCCCGAACATCAAGACCAATGCGCAGTAAATCAACCTCAAGAAGGTCAATATCCTCCACCGCGTGGGCCGCTAACGCGAGTTTGAAAATACTCAAACCACACGCATCAAGATAAGCCCTAAGCTGTTCCCCCAGACCACCAGAGAGCATGGCTGCGGTCATGGACTTCACCCGCGACGATTCATCAAAAAGACGCCACAACAAACGAGGATTCTCCAACACCTGGCACAAATCCTCAAACCCGAGAAACATCGGGTCACGACGCGCCCTATAACGAACCCCACCGCAGATGAACTCCACCCAAGCACCCGGCTCATCCTCAAGAATCAGCCGGGCAGACACTACTTATCAGCCAACTCCGTACCACGCTGCACAACCGGCCCAATAACCTCATGCAGGTCCTTACGAGTAGCACCAGTCCAATCCAACAGCTTACGAGTCTTAGCCGTCAGCTGAGCCATCAGCATGCCCTCAATATTTCCCTCGTGAGCCAGGGAAGAAACAGAAGCCGGCAGCATATCGCGGTCAACAATGACCTCAATATCGACCTTCACGCCATTAAGCAGCTCAACCTCACGCTCGGTGTAGATACCGTCGGAAATCTGTCCATCACCGACAGACCTCTTGGTGGTCTCGTTCTTTACGACCTCAACCTGGTCGGTGTTCTTCTTCTGTGCCATGGTGATTCCTCCTATGGAATTAAATACGGCCCCGCACTCTACGGGGCCAAAAAGGGCGGTGATTCCTAGACAAAAAGTCTTGAGGTAGGGCCTTACGCGGAATCACCACGAAAGACGCAAGGCCCATAAGGATTAACTACGCACTAGCGCCAGCGTCACCAGTGGTTCCACCGGAAGTAGATGGGGAGGCCGGCTCATCACTACCGCGAACACCCTCATTGCTGCCCGTAGCAGTCTCACCAGTCTTCGGGTCCTCATACTCATGCAGGGTCACGTCACCAGACTCATCGTCGGTAACAACCATGGCGGTCAAACCATTAGAAGAAGCCTGCGGGTGGAATGCAGTACCGGCCTCAATCTGAGCCTGAACGTCAGCCACATCCTTAAAGACCTTCTCTTCAACGCGGACCACGGAGCCATCCTCTCCGACGATGTAGAAGCGCTCCTCGTAGTAGCGCTCATCGTCACCATTGTTGAACGTAATCTGAACCGGGCGTGCCTGCGGGTCTTTCGCAGTAACACGCTCATTAACCACCAGGTCAGCCTTTTCACGGGACACCCAGATACGAACCAGGCCGGAGGTGAACTTGTGGACAAAAGCCACATAGCCCTTAGCAACCTGGTCAGAGTGCTTGCCGTAGGTGGTGCCATCCTGAACCACTGCGCCCGGGTTCTCGATGTAGCGCATAACCGGGGAGCCTGCGATACCGTCCACCGCTGCGGTGATAGCGCCCGCGGTGTAGGAGGTAGAAGACTGACCACCGGTCAGGTTGGTGGTGTTGGAGGAAACCTCACGGGTATGGCCGTGCTGGGAATCGGTAGGCTCCAGGCCGAGGGATTCCCACTCGCCGACAAACGCGCCGGTCTTCTTATCAATAGTTGGGTTATCAGAGAAGTTGACCAGTACCTCGCGGTCCTCCAGGACGCGCAGGTCAAGGCCAACGCTACGATTCTGAGCCATTGTTATCCCCTTTCAAAGGATATAAAAATAACCACCCCGTCCTTCGAGGTGGTGTACAAAATGTGCGGATGTTTATGCTTGTGCCGGCGACTGGAAGAACAGCTTTCCGATACCGACCGACAAACTCATCGTCGACACAAACCCAGTTGGCTGGAAAGACGGTCCAGAGCCGAAGAAAGTCGAACCAGACCGCGACACACCAAGACCAACGCCAGTAATTCCCTGCGTCAAAGCGGCATACAGGCTACGCCCATAGCGACGAACCATCATATGATCCGGCCCGTACACGCTCACCTTGACCAGGTCACGAGAATGCGCGGAATCATCAACTTCTGCCACATCGCCACTCACCACGATGGCCAGCCCATCCTGGTGACAGTTGTAACCATCCGGCAAGAAATGAAGATGAACCATGTCATGGTCCGCCTCCGGGATAAGCCGAAGAACGTGCTTATGTACCAGGGCGGGCGGGTCAGGAGTTACCCCAAAATCAGGAAGCATCCTTCACCGCCTTCGTCACGAAGCTGTCTTTTGCTTGCTTCGCCACTGCGCCAGGATGACGAACCGTCACCACATGCGTAGGGCGATTCGTGCCGCGAGTAGCGTGGGTGATTTTCACAACGTCGCCGCCCTCACGTAGGAAAGCACGGTCACGGGTAGAAAGTTCATTAACCTCAGGCCAGCGCAGTTCAATGTACTTTTTCACCTGCTCCGCCTTCTTCCGCGACGCTTCCTGAACCTGCGGCTGCTTCGCCATCTGCTCAAAAAGCTCGTGATAGTTAAGCGACACCGTCACTCACCTCCCCACGCTCCACGATGAACACAACCTTCGGCTGGTGCCACGACACCACAGGACGCCGACCCACGCTGTAATCAAACGATTTACGCTGCTGCACCGTATAGTCCTCACCCCGAATGGTGACCGTATCCCCATCGGCCACCACCGTCCCTGGCGGAGCAAGCACCTGCAGCTTCGTAATATCCCCATGGGTAAACCCGTCGCCTTTAACGACCTGGTCACCCGCGGGGGATACAACACAGTGCTCAATCACTTTTCCCGGCGCGTACTGCGGACGGCCCCGATGGTCACGACCAACAATGCCACCTTTCACAGTGACAGTCTCACCAGCCTGGTCTGGGCGAATCATCGCGACCACCTCTCAGGCCATCGACGTGGCCGTGGGAACCGGCCACGGGCGCCACGGCTCCACAATCCCAAAAGTTTCAGCAGCTCGTCTGTTAATCGAACGCCGCCCCATGAGACGGAATCCACGTCGGAAAACGTCACCGAATCCGATTGCGGCCCTGTTGTGGAAGAAATGGACCGCATGCCAGTATTCGTGCCTACCAGCGTCGCCGCGGACACCATTTCCAGAACCACGCGACGTGCTGCAGCTTCCAACCACGGGACTGCTTCCAGCTCCGCGTAGAAGTCACGCCCGGCGCGCAGAAACGCCACCTCGATAAGTTCCACTGAATCATCAATAAGAACCTCTAGGCGTTGTTTCTCCGCTTCGGTGAGTTCTCGTGGTAGGCGGTCAGCCACATACTCGGCATTAATATCAAGCACGGCTAACCTCCCTTACTGCTACTGAGTAGCGGCGATAATGTCTTTCTTCGACAAGCCCTTAGTTACGATCCCCTGCGCCTCCGCGTACTTGCGCCACTCATCAAGAGAAGCGGCCTTAGCAGGGCGGGGAACATCGCCCTTAGCGGGCTTGTCCTCGGGTTTGTCATCGGTGGATGGTTTGTCTACTGGCTTACGATTAGCTGGCTTCTTTTCAGCCTTGTCAGGCGTGTGAGAAACAGCGCCGCAGCTATCCAGCCACCGAGCTGTTTCATCATCCACCTCAACAACGTCACCCGGGGAATACAGCTCATTCTCCGGGCTCCAATGCTTCGCTAACGTGACCTTAACCATTAGGCGATACCAGTTACCTTGACCACGGCCTTCGGGTTATCAACCGCGATGGCACGCTTACGCACCAGGTCAGAACGCCACGACATGGTCGGGCCACCAAGCTCAGACTGGCCACCCTCAGAGTACAGAGGAGTTGCGGTCAGCGGCATGGTGTCAGACTTGAAGCCGGCGCCCTGAGCCTCAAAGACATAGGCGGTGCCCGTCTCAATCAGACGGGAAGTAGCCACACGCAAAGTACCGAACAGCTCAGTATCGCGCAGGCCACCGAAGATGGAATCACCATTCTGGTTCAAGAAGATGGGGTTATCCAGAGCGGCGGCACCAATGTAGTACTTCTGCATCTGCTCGTTACGAATCAGCTTCGTGTAAGAAGCCGGGTGCAGCAGGATGGTGTTCGGCTCGTAGTCGAACTGGCGGTTCAGGTCATCGTCTTCATGCGCGGACTGTACAAGTTCAACCGCATCGAAGACATCCTTGACTGGGTCGCCACCGGTCCACGGCGCGGAAGCCTGCAGTTCAGGCACCTTAGCCGCCTCAAACACACCAAGTACCGCGTTAATACCGTGGCGGATAACGGTCTTTTCCAGCGCCTGAATGTGGCGGTTAACCTGGTCAACCTTGTTCTCATTCTTCATCTCGTAGGAGATGCGGATCGCCTCACCAGACTTAATGCCATAAGCAGCGCGCAGAGGGCCAAGCTCTGGGGCGGACACCGGAATCTCACCGAACTCGGCGATTTCCTCCGCATCATCAGCAAGATAAGGGGCAGCAGCCTCGCGGAACGCCACAACACCCTTGTTAGCCTCAGCCTGACGGAAGAACAGGTCCTCCAGGAACTGGCCCTGCAGGCCATCAACAACACGCTGAGGGATGAAGGTCGGGTCCTCCATCATCTCGGAAACGGTCAGCTTCGGGCCATCATAGGCGCTAGTAATAAGCTCACTCATTCTTAATTCTCCTTCTTAGAAAAGTTGGGTTAGCCCGCAGATGCCGGAGCAACAACAGGGGTGACAAGGGTGGTGCGGACAGTCTTGCCATCACCATTGCGGGCAGCAACACCTACAAGCAGGGAACCCTTAGCGGACACCTTGCCGTCTGCCGCTGCATACACCGCAGCGCCCTGCTTAATAGCAGCGGCATCACCATCGACCTCGAGCGGCACGGTAGCCGGGCCAATGTGCACGGCAACGATGCCCGGCGCGCCGAGCGCCAGAGTGTTAGTCGGCTGCTCATCCTTGGGAGCGGATGCGTTCTCCGTGACGGCACCAAATACCGGGCCTGCAGCCGCAGCATGCTTAACACCATTCTCGCCTACCTGAACGAGGCGGAACTTAGTGACATCTTCTTCGGCCTTGTAGCTAATAGGGCCGGAGCGGAAAGTAGGATTCGACATTATTTCTTCTCCTTAGTGAAAGTTCTTGCGGGTAAGGAAACCAACCTTGTCGGCCTTCGCACGCACGGTCTTGGTTTCATCCGGCTCAACGTCCTTGCCGTAGCCAATCTCCGCACGCGGAATAGTGCCAGCAGGGTTAGAACCGTAGATGTCACGAGCAGCCTCAGCGTCACGCTTCATCGCCGCAATCGCCTTAGTACGACGGGCTGCGGAAATACGGCCTTCCTTAATCCAGCCATCCACCTCGGCTACAAGGTTTGCTTCCTTCTGCTGCTCCATCGCCTTCCAACCGTGCTGTGCAGCGGCCTTCAGCTCAGCGTAGGTTTCAGCGTCTAGGGTGACGGTGTCCTCTGCGGGTGCGGTAGGCGCTGGGGCGGTCTCCTGTGTGGTTTCTTCCTCAGTGTTAGCCGCGGACTTCACCGTGACAGGGACGGTCAGTTCTACCGGTTCACCAGAACCACCGTTAACAGACACGGTGAACTGAACCTCAGTATCAGGCTCAACATTCGACGGGGCGGTCACCTTGAGCACGCCAGTGTCCTCAGCAACCTCACCGGTCCAATCCTCCGGGGCGCCGGTCAGCTCGAACGTGACGCCAGCGGGCACGTCCTCGTTTGGCGCAACCTCTACTTCACCGGTTGGCACAACAGTGGTGCCTTCCGGGTAGGTCAAGTCAACAGTGGCGGTCACGGTGACCTCCTCATTAAAAAAGCCGGACAGCTTCTCACGAAGCACATCCGGCTGAACACCCAATTCTTGGGCGAGATTCTTGATGCTCATCGCATCTCCTTCCTGCCCATCACTGGGCATCGTTGTGTTGTCCCCCGATTCCGACCGGGTGACAGGCGGCGGCGGAGCCGCAGCCCGGTTAGCGAATTTGAAACGCCGCTTCGCCAACGACGCCGACGGAGCCGGGGCCTCGGATTTCTCCGTAATAACCCCGTCCGCCAGGCCAGCGGCCACAGCTTCCTCGGCGGTGTACCAGGTTTCTGCACTCATAGCGTCTAACCAGTCCTGAATCTCACCGCCGGCCTTACCCGCGTAGATAGCAGCGAGTTTGTTGTCCTGGCGCTCCAAGTCCCCCAACGCCTTACGCGCATCATCCGCGTTGCCCTCAACAAGGCTCCACGCTCGATGCACCATCATCTCCGAAGACGGACGCATGAGAACACGGTCAGCACCTCCAACCGCAATAAACGACGCAGCAGAAGCAGCCAGTGATTCCACAATCACAGTGACCTCACCGTCATGGTTCTTCAAGGCGGTCATAATATCGATTCCTTCGAAGACATCACCGCCGCCGGAGCTAATGCGCACCGTGACATCACCGGAGATTTCGGAGAGTTGCGACATCACTGACTTCGCTGTAATAGCGTTCTCAGGCTCCCAAAAATCCGGACCAATCGGCCCATACAAAAGAATCTCGTTCAACGGATTCACTCCCTAGGTTGTTCAACGGTTTTAACGTCGGTAGGTATCTCGTCCTGAGAACTCAACGTGACGCCCATCTGCTCTTCAAGCTGTTGACGCTGCTTCTTAGACTCCAGCGCGTCGGTAAGTTTCTGTTTCGGTGGAAGTGTGTACCGGCGACGCAGGTCCTCCTCCAGGTCCTTATCGCCAAGAATCAACCCGGCATTCTTCAACCCAGCAAGGTCCGCAGCACTAATTTCCTTCTTGGAAGCAATCGGGTCAAACGTCACCCTTGGCACCAGGCCAGTGTGTTCCGGGAAAGCAACCCGCACTAGGTCCTCCACCACGTGTTGAGTGGCGATATCAGCCAACCATTCCGCAGTAGTCTGCAAAGACTGGATAAAGAGGTCAGACTGAGTCTCGGCCAAAGCGTACGAGCCTCCCTTACCCTCAAGGTTCAGGAAGTGAGCCAACACGCTCTTAGCAATCATGGAATCGTGATAGTTAATCGCCTCACGCGGCGACACTAGCTGCCCCGACGTGCCCAACAGCTGCAACTTCGCACCCGTTGGAATCGACGCACCAGAATGCACACCAGCACGAAAACCCTCAACAATGGACTGGCCATCCTCAAGGTCCTTATCCGGGTCAGCAGCCACGTCAGAGCCCGTGTACACCGGCACACCCATGCCGTTACGGTCCAACGTGTTCAGCTCTAGGCGTAGAAGCGAGTCCCGCAACTTCCAATGCTTATACGCCGGACGCAGTACCGACTTACCAAGCCACTGCGAACCCTCGTCATCAAAGACATAGGCCACAAGCCGGTCCACCGGGATGATGCGCGCACTATCAGCACGCACACGAGACGACAATGGGGTTTGCCGAATCGACGCCAAACCACCATCATCATCCACGTTGATTTGGTCAATCGTGCCCGGCCAACGCGGAGCCAACTTCACCAAATGCTCACGCCCATCCAAACCAGGCTCATACACCTGCTCAAAGAACATGTGCCCAAACTGCAAAGCCTTCAACGCCTGCTCCAGGTGCTTCTCCCACGACACACGGCCAGTCCGCGGCGCGAACGGCTTATTAGGGTCCTCACCCTTAGCCCTAAGCCGCAGGTCCTCACACACCGCGGCAACAATCTCATCCGGAGCACCATTCGGGTCCACAAACCACGTAGCACGCCGAATCGGCAACGTCACCGCACGAAGCACCGACGTAACCTGAGCATCCTCACGCCCCATCTTCGCAAACACCCGAGCCGAGTGCGGGAACCGAAGCTCCCAATTATCCTCGGCCAAAGCGTAATTACGGGTGGCCCGCGCATGGCCAACCTCACGAACATTCAAACCAGACATGCCGGCCACCTCCTTAGAAACTCATCTCAGCAACACGACGCCCCCGCTTAACACCACGCGCCGCACTCACATGACGCCGAGTCCGCTTAACATCAACCTCGACATCGCCAATTCCAAACTCCTGCAAGCCCCACACCGCCAAAGATGCGGCAACCAGCACGGTCACATCACCGGAATAACGGTCAAGGCTGCGATAACGCCCATTCTTCGACCGCTCCTGCGCCACCCCAAGCGCATCCAACCAACGCTGCGAACCATCATGCCCAATCCGCTTCTCCGCCCACATGCGAAGAAACAGCTCATAGGCTTTCGATACTTGCGCCCCGCTTAGTGTTTCCGGTGCCACGCCAATACCTTGCAAAGGGTCAACCAGTGTGGAGCACTGACCGGACGGGTCCAACACCACCGCAGACGGGTCATTCAGCTTCACGGTAGTGCCAACCTTCTCCACAACCAGAGCACGGTCAAACTCCTCATACGGAGCCAGGGACAGATAGACTTTGTCGCCCCACTGCGCGGCAGACACAACACCAACAGACTCACCATCAGGCGTTACATCCACAGCCAAACAAGACTCCCCCAACGCAGACGGCATCAATGCAGACTTAGAAGACCACGCCTCAAAATCAATGACAGGGACAAAGTCATCAACCACATCACCATCACGCGGCACCCACTCGCCCTGCCCCAGCGTTTCCACCAGAAACGGCTCAAGAAGCGCCTCCGAGCCACGAGCAGACGCAGCCTCAGAACGAACCTCATCCAACTGCACACCAGGACGCGGCTCATTCACCAACGACGGATTAGCCTTAACCCACGTCGCCTCATCGAACGGGTCATCATCCGGCTCACGGCACCACTCCTTAAAAAGCATGCCACCGGCACCATCCAAAGCAGCCCAACGCTTCGCCGAAAAAATAGCCCCATGAAAATGCTCACGAATGTTCACCGGAGACGAAATAAACACCTTCTGCGCATTAGGCCGCGCCTTAGTCGTGTTATTCATCGCCGCATAAACCTCATTAGGGAGGTCAAAACACTCATCAAAAATCAACCAGTCAAACGACAAACCACGACCAGTTTTCTTAGTGCGCGTGCGGTAATAAATCTTCGCCTTGTTCGGGAACTTAATAGCATCCTTGCCATTACCAAGCACCGGCTTCGGGAACTCGCCCGGGTGCTCATCCTCCCACCACTCCATGAGCGCAGGATTAGCTTCAATAACATCCCACAGGCGATCGCGGGCGTCCATGGCGGTATCAAGGAAGTGGGCCGAGTGCATTATGCGCTCCGCACCGCACAGGTAAATTGCCACAAGCTCCAGGGCCACAAGGACCTCGCCCTTGCCGTTCTGGCGAGCAAGCGACACCACAACCTCACGTGAGGACCACATGCCCTCATCAGTCTGCAACAAAGCATCTCGCAGCAGGTCCTCCTGCCACGGATACAAGCTCAACCCCGCCCAACGGACAAACTCACACGCAGTATCCGCGAACTCACGGTCACCAGTAGGAACATTCTGGTGTGTAGGTGTCTGGCAACCAATCAGCCACTCAGGTTTAGCCACCACACACCTCCATCGTTTACTTCACCAGCTTGAAACCACCGAACTTGTCCCCCTTGGGGCTAGAATCCTCCGTCACGGCATGCGAACGTTGCCCAAACAAATCCGGACGCTCCTTAATCCAACCCCGAATCTCCGCCGAGGCCATGCGCTCAACCTTCACCGCCGGGTGCTCAATAGGCTCCCCCGACTCCTTCGCCGCAACAGGCCCCTCAGAAGCAATAATCTCCCGGGCCTCACGCACACGACCAATCAACTGCGCCACAATTTTGACAGCCCGAGCATCAAACTCATTCAACTCCCTGCCGTCAGCTAAGCCTTCCTCCAACTCATCAAGGGTCATAACCTAAGCAACCTCCTAACAGGCCGTCAGAGGGCCATACAGGCCCCAAAAATCACGAAAATTGAGTGCGGAGAGAGAAATCCTGACTGAGCGGGGCCAAAGGGGGAGTCAGGAGGGGAAGCCGCCTAAGAAAATTGGTGGCCCCCATTGTTTTATTTTTTCACGCCCAAACGAATCCGTCTCCTTTTGGTTTGTCAAGTTTTTCCCCCGTGTGGGTGGGGCGGGGTCGGTCCCATGCTCCGCCGCTGCGGTTGCAGGTTCGGTGGAGGAGGCGTGTGGCCTTCGTCGTTTGTTTGTTGTCGGCGTATTTCAGCGCGCTGCCTGGTCCGTGGTCAGCTTCTAGTGCCGCTTTGTCGAAGTTTTTGGATGCGGTTTTGTACATTGGTTTGCCGCATTCTGGGCATGGTGTGCCGTCAGTGTGGCGTGCGAGAAGTATTCGGCGTTGTTTTTGGTGTTGGGTGCCGTATCCGCGCTCTGTCGTTGTCTTGGATGCTTTGGTTTTCTTGTCGTACCAGGAGGCTGCGATTTTGAGCATGTGTTTGGGGCGCTCTTGTTTGCAGCGTTTCATGACTAGGTCTTTGCCTGGGTCGATGGTGATTATTTCCGCGCCGGCTTCTTGGTATTTGGTTAGTAGGTTGGTGCTTGGTGTGGAGTGGATTATCCAGATGTTGAATGTGCCGTCGTGTTTGTTGATGGCTGTGTCTATTGCTGCTTGGCGTGCTTTTTGTGTGACGCTTTTGATGTGAGCTTTGTGCTCGTGGTTTGCGGGTTTTAGTCCTGCGAGTGTGTTGGCGAGTTCGTCGTAGTCGATGGTGATGTCGCCGGGTTTGCGGTGTTCGCGTATGTAGGTGGATTTGCCAGCAGCGGGTGGGCCGGCGACTATGTGGATGGGAATGGCCCCTCCCGTG